ACGATTACTCTCTCTAAGACTGATTCTCCTGGGTTAGCGGAAGTGCGCTTTGAACAGGAAGGTTACGATGGCTTGAGACAGTTGCGTGTTTTGTATGACGCCAAGATAAAAACCTATTTGGATGTGAATAGTTTTCCGGGTTGTTATATTTTTATTGAGCCACGCGGCTTTGATCCGGCTGCCGACCAAGAAGAATTGGCGGCCTTGGGGGTGGGAGGCTATTATATGATTGTTCGCTCGGCCCACACTCTTGGACAGGGAGTTTCTGAAACAGAAATCACTGCTAAATGGGTAGCCGAAATAGATCCAGTAGGAGGCAATGAAAGAGAAGAGGGGCAAAGATCTAAAGAAGGACAGCCCAAGAAGTGTTATGCGTCGTCGGAGAACAACACTCGCGCAGAAGACGCCACCACCATGGATACAGTATTGGCGTGGTTCGGAATCGGTGACGACGCCGCGTCGGCCCCAGGCTCCGACGAAGGAGACGAACATGACTGAGGAGATGAATGGTTATGTCTGATTATTACGCAGAGCAAAATTCGGAAACGGCGTTTGAGTTATTTAACAAGCGCACCGTGTATGTCGGAGAGGCGTCTAACTCAAACTATACTAATTTAATTGATTTTTATGCTGAAAAAATGATGTATGGCCGTGTGTCGCGTCGGTTTGTGCCTATAGCAATTCCTGAGAAGAGCGTCAACTTAAAGCGACTAACACAAGCAGTAACGCCTGATGCCAATATGCGTGCATTAAATTTTGTTGTAGATGCTTTTAATGATTTAGTACGACAGTTTCGGAAGTGTGCCATGGCGGCGACCATAGATACTACTGATCCTTATCTCACTGATTTAAAAGTATATAAAGCCTATGAAAGCGCAGGCGCTCAATACCAAACGTACAATCGCCCTTACGTTGATGCCCTTAAAGAGATAATGAACGAGAAGTCAACCAAAATAGAGAATTTCGATATGTTTGTGGATCAATTGACAGAAGCCGTAAAACACGGAGGCTTGCGCGCCCCCTTTACGGCGCCCGCTTACATCAAAAGTAGAAAAGCCCCCATTTCAATATCGGGCCTCGCCATAGAGATAGCTGATCTAGACCCTGCAAACGATCATGAGAAGGTTGAGAAATTTCTTAAAAGTAATAACTGGGAATTTTTTCTTAATGCATGCCAAACCTATGGCTTCATGGTAGATAAAAATATTCCATGGCGCATCGTAGCGGACATCGGCTCGGCTCCCATGATCGAGTACGCCACTCGATATCGCATGCTATCAACAGATGATGTTTTGAGGCGGTGTTATCAAGCAGCCCCTACTCAATATTATTCATCGTTTTCTCAGCGTCTTTTAAATATGTACAATAACATTAAGCCTCAATTTATAATCTATTCAGAAGAGTGTGGCGGAAAGTCAATTTTTAAAAAGAGAGAGCCTAAAAAGTATACTTCCCTTTCGCACTTACAATCTTTTTATGATGACAGTTATTTTTTAAAGCTTTATTGCCGACTGAGGTTTTATGAAGAAGAATCACAATTTACTGAAAATCAACAGAATTTAATTATTGATGATGTGGAGGAACTAACGCGGACAAAAAACGTAAACGTCGCTTTAGGAAAATTTGAAATTTTTTTAAATAAACCATTTGACTATGAAGGCTCTTTAGGGTATTATATTAATAAGCGGAAAGAAAAAGAAACGAATTCCACTTGAGCTTAGGAGCGATGATTGTATTTTCAAACACTTGACGATAAAAGCGAGTGTGTTGGCGTCTATACTGATGGGCGCCTTCACTTTGATGAAGTGCCTTCGGGTCTCACTAGAACGTGGAAGTATACTGGTTCTATAACAGACCCTGCGGTTGAGTACGCATGGCTTTATGCCCAAGGCCGCAGCTTGCAAGAGGTGTGCCCGGAGGAACTGAACGAGCGCTTAGTGGCTTCTCAAAAACGTTTTCGCGCTTATCTTAAAACTTTCGAAATTGGAAAGATTAACCTGCGCGAGCACTGCTTTTTTGATTTGGTGCCGGAAAGCTTTTTGATGGAGTTCTGTGAGATAAAAAACAAAATTACTGAACACATTTTTGAAACCTGCGAACGCCCAGAGAACTATGAATTAATAAGCGACATTCAAAAGCTTCTTCATAAAATTAGATACCAGAACCTCAACTTGAATAAAGAAGGCTGCCGAGAACTATACCACAGTTCCGTGGGAAGACGCAAGGCTAACGAGCTTATGAAGAAGCACTACTACATCGACTATAACCTCTTCGGAACGGTCACAGGGCGCCTCACAACCCGTCCAAAATCTTTTCCTATACTAACACTTAAGAAAGAATTTCGTCGGCTTATAAAGCCGCACAATGACTGGTTTATCTCTTTGGATTACAACGGCGCCGAGGTGCGCACGTTCCTTGATCTGTCGGGAATAGAACAGCCAGAGGAAGACATCCACGAATGGAACATGAAGAATATTTTTGACGAGGATACCGACCGCGACACTGCGAAAACGCTGTTCTTTAGCTGGCTTTACAATCCAGATTCAGATGTTATCCAGACAGATTATTATAATCGTAAAAAAGTACTTGACAAGTGGTACGATGGTGGTTATATTTATACACCATATAAAAGAAAACTTGTGGTTGATGAACGGAAGGCTCTCAATTACTTAATCCAAAGCACTACGTCTGATCGAGTGTTGAGTAGAGCAGTTGAGATCGATAAGTTCTTAGAGGGGCGCAAGTCTTTTATATCTCATATTGTTCATGATGAAATCGTGATTGATTTTGATAATGAAGAAAGAGAATTAATGTTAGACGTTAAGCAGATCTTTGAAAAAGACAATTTTAAAGCGAACATCAACGCAGGAAAAAACTATCTTGAGTTTGAGGAGTTAAAGATATGATCTCTATTGTGGGGCTCGGAAATGCGGGCTCAAGAATAGCTCAAAAGTTTGAAGACCTCCCTCAGTATACTGTCTATTCATTGAATGACAAGGTTAAGAGAACGTCTAAATATAAGTTTAAGCTCAAGAAGTATGAAACCCCCGAAGAGTGTGAAAACAAAACACCCAACGTGGCCAAGTTTTTTAAAGATGTGGGTGGCCGCATTCAGTTTATAGTGGTGGGGGCTTCTTTCAGTTCTAACTTTTCCTTGGGGATCTTAGAACAGATTAAAGATAAAACAATTGACCTCTTCTATATTCAGCCTGATACAGACTTACTCTCTGGTGTTCCTAGATTGATGGAGAACGCGGCCTTTGGAGTCTTGCAAGAATATGCTCGGTCCGGACTATTTAATAGCATTACTTTAATCTCTAATTTGAAGCTTGAAGAAATTATTCAAAACGTTCCCATCAAGGAGTATTACGACAAACTTAATAGCACCATTCAATCCACCATTCATTACATAAATTATTTTGAACACAACGAGCCAGAGATTGGCGTAGTTACCCCGCCTGCAGAGGTTTGTCGGGTTAAAACTTACGGTGTTGTGAACATGGAAAGTTTAGAAGAAAAATGGTTTTTTGACCTTGACATTCCTCGCGAGGTGTGTTATTATTTATGTATAAATAAAGAAAAACTTCAAACCGATGGAACTTTACACAAAAGATATGTTGAAATCCTCAAAAAGAAACCGCGAAATGCTTTCAGAAACATTTCGTATGCAATTTACGAGACCGAAACCGGTCAAGACTTTGGCTTTTGCGTGGCCAGAACGAACGCAGTACAAGAAAACACTTGACAGGCTACGTTGAGTGTGCTAAATTAGATACTAAGGAACGCTTAGTATACTTTATCTATAAAAAAATAAGGAGAAAATAGATATGACTATTGATATGGAGCTTATGCGCCGCAAGCTCGCAACATTGCGCGGTGACAACAAAGATGATAATTCTGTCTGGTTTAAGCCCCCCGAGGGTGATACCGACATTCGGATCGTGCCAACCAATGACGGCGATCCGTTGAAGGAAATGTTCTTCCACTATAACGTGGGAAATCACAGAGGCGGCGTACTTTGTCCGAAGCGAAACTTTGGCGAAGGGTGTCCAATTTGTGAATTTGCTTCCTCACTATGGCGAGAGGGAGTTGACAACAATGATGAGGAGAGCAAGAAGCTCGCCAAGTCCCTGTTCGTGCGAACGCGCTACTTTTCACCAGTAGTTATTCGTGGTCGCGAAGACGAGGGGATTAAAGTGTACGGCTATGGAAAGACCGCATACGAATTGCTTCTTGGTTACATCCTTGATCCGGAGTATGGCGACATCACTGATGCTGATGAAGGCACCGACATTACTCTGACATACACTAAGCCCACTAAGCCGGGCGCCTATCCCCAGACGAGCCTCAAAATGCGTCGTAATACGTCCACTTTGCTGGGCGACCCTGAAGCGATCCCTGCCCTTCTTGATCGTATGCCTGACTTTGATTCCCTTTGGGATCGTCTTAGTTCGGCTCAGGTTGACGCTATTCTCGATGAGCAGCTTTCAAACGATGGTTCCGCTGAGGGCCGTTCATCTGAGACTGCCAAGTATGGTCCCGCCAACGGTAAGAGCGATGTTGACCGTGCATTCGATGAGCTAATGAGTGGCAAGTAATATAAGTAGGCTCTGAGGGCGCCGCTGGCAGATCGGTTTATAAAATAATCTGCCACCCTTTTTAAATGTATTATTAGTATGTCATTATGACTAGCATAGTTCATCACAGAACAATAGCTTCTGTTGAATTAACGCGGCAAAGCCCGCAAAGGAGTAAAAATGAACAACATGCAATTTGTGCTTGAGTGCGCTAAAGACTCAACATGGGAAGACCTAAACGTTAGAACTCTTTCTCTCGGCTTCATTCTCGGAAGCGAAGAGAATCTATCGCAAGTGAGGCAAGGCGGTATTGATAACGCGCACTTGTCAGAACTGCAGGACAGTATGATCTTGCACGGGCAACAGGTGCCGATCACCATTGAAGAGATCGAGGAGACGACCCCTACCGGCCAGAGCCAATATGCTCTTATTGACGGTGGCCACCGACTTCTTACAATACAAAAGCTTGCAAAGATGAACCCGGGAAACCCCAGATGGGGTGTTATCCGTGCCTGCATCAAAGAATTTGATAGCGATTATGATCGCAAACAATATCAGCATGAAGCGAACGATCACACACTGCCAGCGAAAAGCAACAGCAACGATGATGCAGTCCTTTGGTTGAACGAGCTTGTAACGGCCGGCATCGCCGGCTCCCCGGCTAGCCTGCAGGCATTGCTTCATAGCACTGGTCGCAATAAGACAGACCCGACCGGATACGAAACAGATTTGAGAGAAGCTCTCTCTTATCAATTCCCAAATATGGGTTCCCGCCGGCGCAACAATGTAGTGCGCTGTTTTCTAAAGAAGCTTCCGGGGAAGTTCCGCACATGGGATAGCGAGCGCTCTAACGCTGCATTTCATAGCTGGGCAGAATCGGTTGATATAGTATTGCCATCTAATCCTGCTATTATTAGCATTCGTGAGAAAAACCACGTTTTTCATAACGCTGCCGGCAATTCTTTAGCCGCCACAACAGATAAGGAAACTAAAAATCGTCCGGTTATCGCACTCGTTTGGTCAAACAAAACTAGTGGTCAGACGGTGACATCTATTGACGACGCTCGGATCGAAACAATTGGCAAGATTAACGAGATCAATTCTCACTCTAAGCTCGGTCGCGGTAAAAAGTTTATTAATCAAGTTTTTATTGCACCCCAGAAGATTGATGGAGAAACTGCAGAAACTGGTTTTTATGAAGTTCCCACCAATGGTAATGGAAAGTTTACACTCTCCGAAATGCCCAAGGGCTGGGATACCGGAAACAAAGAAACAAAGAAAAGGAGGGAATAATGGCAAAGAAAGTACCTGCTGAGCGGCTTGTTGCTGCTTCGGCAATTCGAGCAGGATTTGATTATGATGAAACCAATGATATGCTTAAGAGCGCTGGTTTCGAACATATGAATCGAAACTCATATAAGATGATGAAAAAGCAATATATTCCCTCTATCGAGAGCGGCGATACAACTTACAGTATGCGAGAGCATGTACTTAAGCCTCGCCGATATAATCAGTTGAAGGATTAACAATGGCCAGAACAAAAAAAACAACAACAAAACTTAAAAACAAACCCGGTCGTGTATCTATGCAAGACCTAATGAAACTTGTAAACAAAAAGGCCGGCAGAAATGTAGCTCATGATCTGACTGGTGACAACCCTACTGAAGTAAAGGAGTGGATCCCTACCGGTTCCCGGTGGCTCGATTCTATTATTTCTAAAGGCAAGGTCACCGGCATTCCCGTTGGCAAGGTTACAGAAATCGCAGGACTTGAATCAACAGGCAAGTCTTACATGGCTGCACAAGTAGCTGCAAACGCTCAGAAGCAGGGCAAAATGGTAGTATATTTCGATTCCGAGTCTGCCATCGACCCTGCTTTTTTAGAGCGCTCTGGGTGTGATCTAGGCCGCCTAATGTACATCCAAGCATCCTCTGTCGAGTTTGTGCTGGAGACAATTGAAGAGCTTCTGGCAGCTACGGACGAGCAACTATTGTTTGTGTGGGATTCGCTGGCGTTTACACCATCGGTATCAGATGTTGAAGGCGACTTCAACCCGCAATCTTCCATGGCCATGAAGGCTCGCATTCTCGCGAAGGGAATGTCAAAGCTTGTTATCCCCATTGCTGATAAGAAGGCTACGTTGCTTGTTCTTAACCAGCTTAAAACAAACATTCCTCAAGGACCAAACGCTCGCATCATCGCGATGACGACGCCCTATATCACCCCAGGCGGAAAGGCTATGCACTATTCATACTCTTTGCGCATTTGGTTGACCGGGCGCAAGGCCAAGTCTTCTTTCATTGAAGATGAAAAAGGTTTTCGTATCGGGTCAGAGGTGAAATGTAGGCTTGAAAAGTCACGTTTTGGCACCCAAGGAAGATCGTGTGCTTTCCGCATTCTGTGGGGAGCCCAAGAGATTGGGATCCGAGACGAAGAAAGCTGGTTCGATGCAATCAAAGGTTCTGACTGCCTTACGTCGGCTGGCGCATGGTACACGCTGGTGATGCCCGATGGATATACCAAGAAGTTTCAGCCCTCCAAGTGGACAGAATTAATTACATCTGATATTGAATTTAAAGAGCATGTCGTGCGTCTAATGGATGAGGAGATTGTTCAGAAATTTCATCGTCGCGAAGGGAACGCGGAAGCGTTTTATTCTGACCCGGAAGATCTGACTGTCCCTCTTAAACCATAATAAACAGGAGAACAGTCATGACAAGTTTATTCGCATTAATTTTTTTGGGGGCTATGAACACGGCCGAAGCTCGGCCACATCACCACCCCCCGCCCAAGGCGCACGCTACACATCGCCACGTACATCACGCGAAACCAGCGCACGTTAAGAGTTACCATCTTAGGGGCCATCGGTATTATCGAGATGCCGGCTTCGTTTGGCGGTGGGCCTCCGGACGCTGGGTTGATGGCCGGTGGGTGAGAGGGCATTGGGAAATTAGTTATAGAATTTAAAAAATAACTATTGACTTTCGCCTCCCAATTGGTTATAATATAATCAGTTGGGAGGTTTTTCTTTTGAAGCTAGAGATAGGCGACTTAGTGCGGGTCCGGTATCCAAATGATAAATTTTTTGATGGCGAAGAATACATAGGAATTATCATTGAAGTGACCCCCACCTCCGTGATTGACAGGATGTGGTGTATAACCACAGGGTCCGAACACATTTTAAACAAATTCAGAGATCAAATAGAGGTATTGAATAAATGAAAAGAGTATTGATTATCGACGCGCTTAATGCGTATTTGAGGGCTTACATTGTGGACCCCTCCTTATCTTCCAACGGGCAACCCATTGGGGGCATCAAGGGTTTCATGAAAATTCTACAGAAACTGGTGCGAGACACACAGCCGGATGAAATTGCTGTGATTTGGGACGGCCCCAATGGGTCAGCTAAGCGTAAAATTATGGACAAGAAATATAAGGAGGGCAGAAAACCCCTGCGATTGAATCGCGCCTACCATAACTTGTCCGATGGAGAAATACAAGAAAACAAAACATGGCAGCAAATCCGGGTGATGGAATATCTTAACCAAATGCCGATTGTTCAAACAATCATTCCCGAGATTGAAGCGGATGATGTGATTGCGTACATCACCCAGATGCCTTATTATCAAGGGTGGCAAAAGATTATTGTCTCTAATGACAAAGATTTTATGCAGTTGTGCGACGAAGAGACTGTGTTATTGCGCCCGACTAAAAAGGTAATTTTAAATAAGCGCTCCATTGTAGAGGAGACTGGAGTTCATCCCACGAACATGGCTCTAGCTCGCGCCATCATTGGAGACGCTTCAGACAACCTACCAGGGATCAAAGGAGCCGGCTTTGCTACAGTAGCTAAGAGGCTTAACTTTTTATCTGCCGAGAAATCTTATACAATTCAAGACGTTATAGATTTTTGTGAAAAAACGAGCAGTAAATTAAAATTCTTTTCCAATATTGTGGAGGGAAAGGCTGTCATCGAACATAATTATAGAATGATGCAGCTGTATGCCCCGCAAATGTCTTTTCAATCTAAAATGGTAGTTAAAGAGGCAATTGAAAACTTCGAAAGCACCTTTAATAAGACTGAAATTATTGGTATGATGCGAGAAGATGGGTTTGGCGAGCTAAACTGGGAAGACTTGCGCACCAACTTGAATAGAATTGTGCGTGGTTACAAAGAAAGCGGTAAAGACACTTGACACCGTAACATAAAAAGTGTTATAATATTTTTAAAAAGGGGCAAACAATGCTAGCGACTGCAGAGAGCGTGAATTTCAGCAGATATGGGAAGAGTTTTCAAGAGGGATTGGTTCAATTAATTTTTGAAGACCGACCTTTTGCTGATCAGATTACAGAGGTGTTAGATATTAACTTTCTTGACCTTCAATACTTACGGGTATTTGTGAGTAAGATCGTAACTTATCGCGCCAAATATAATCTTCATCCCTCTGTTGAGGCTGTGATGACGATTGTAAAAACAGAACTTGAAAACGAAGACGATGTAATTCGTCAGCAGGTTCGTGAATACTTTCACAAGATTCATAACCGAGAGCTTACTGATATCGATTATATCAAAGAGCAGTCTCTCGATTTTTGTCGGAAGCAGAAGCTGAAGGAAGCTATGCTTAAGTCAGTGAACCTCCTTCAGAATTGTTCGTTTGACGAAATCTCTCAGACGATCAATGAAGCTTTAAAACTTGGGTCTGAAAACAATTTTGGATATGATTACTTGGCTGATTTTGAGAAGCGGTTTGTGCCTAAACATCGCTGCCCTGTCACTACTGGCTGGGCCGACATGGACAAGATCTGTGGCGGAGGTCTCGGCAAGAGTGAGCTTGGGGTGGTGATCGCGCCAACTGGCGCAGGTAAATCGATGGTGTTGGTTCACCTGGGAACAGAAGCACTTCGCGAGGGAAAGACAGTTGTACATTACACTTTGGAGCTTCAAGATACAGTAATCGCAAATCGTTACGATAGTTGTTTAACAGGCTATCCTCTTTCTGATATTATTAACTTTAAGGAAGAGGTTTATGACGAAGTTAAAGAACTGGATGGCTCTTTGATCATCAAAGAATACCCCACAAAGTCAGCTTCTACTAACACCATTCGTGCGCATTTGTCGCGCCTTGTTAAGCGTGGTATCACGCCCGGTTTGGTTATTGTTGATTATGGGGATTTGCTTAGGCCCGTTCAAGTGCGCAAAGAAAAAAGAAATGAGTTAGAATCCATTTATGAAGAACTGCGGGCCCTTTCCACCGAGTTTCAGTGCCCCATATGGACTGCCTCACAAACAAATCGTTCGGGACTTAATGCCGAGGTCATTACAATGGAACAAATCTCCGAAGCCTTCAATAAGTGCTTTGTCGCAGATTTCATTTTCTCCGTATCGAGGACCATCGAAGACAAACAAAAGAATTTAGGCAAGATCTTCATTGCGAAGAACAGGAACGGCCCTGACGGCTTTGTATATCCTATACACATGGACACATCTAACGTGAATATTAAAATATTATCGCCAAGTGTGCAGAATACCCAAACTCCGTTAAACCCGGTCACTCTAGATGCATCGATGCAGAGAGATCTGCTTAAACAAAAATATACTAAGCTTAGGCGAAAGGGAAATAATATATTATGAGAACGTTACAAAATATCCGTAGATTTAGGCTGTCAGACACCTTCATTGAACGCTACAAAACAGAAGAAGTGCCGTGGGGCCCTCTGGGCTATGTCACCTTTAAACGCACTTACGCTAGGCGTCTGAATGAATTTGAACCCGGTGCCACCGGCACTGAGGAGTGGTGGCAGACGTGTCGTCGTGTTATTGAGGGTATGTTTAACATGCAAAAACAGCATGTGTTCTTATTGGGGCTTGAGTGGATCGATAACAAGGCTCAGGACACAGCCAAAGAAGCTTATGACCGCTTGTTCCACCTCAAGTGGACGCCCCCTGGTCGTGGGTTGTGGATGATGGGCACCGAGTTTGTGGAAGAGCGTACCGCAGCAGGTCTCTTTAATTGCGCGTTTCGTTCCACCAAAGATCTTCCCTACAAGGGTGGGTATCTTTTTGCGTGGATGATGGACGCACTGATGGTGGGCATTGGCGTGGGGTTTGATACCCAAGGCGCCGGCAGCGTTACCATTGAAGAGCCCCAGTACACCAATGATGTACATGTGATTGATGACTCCCGAGAGGGATGGGTAAATTCAGTCCATATGCTCTTGGACGGATTTTTTTTCGGCCAAAAAATTCCCAGATTTGACTATTCTGCAATTCGTCCCGAAGGGGCCCTTATCAAAGGATTTGGAGGAACGTCTAGCGGCGCAGGCCCCTTGAAGGAACTTCATGAGAATCTAACAAACCTTTACACTGAAAAAATTGGGGAGCTTATCACGTCAGTTGATATTGTAGATACGGAAAACCTTATTGGTCGATGTGTGGTAGCTGGCAATGTGCGACGTTCCGCCGCATTGGCGATGGGCGAACACGACGACAAGCACTATCTTCAAATGAAGAACGATCAGGAAAAGCTTTATCACCACCGGTGGGGATCAAACAACTCTTTGAACGCCGTGGTTGGGATGGACTATACGTGGCATGCAGAACAAAGCCAGCAGAATGGCGAACCCGGCTACATTTGGCTTAATAATGCCCGCACCCGTGGACGGTTTAAAGACCCGGAGAGGTATGATGACATAAACGTCGCCGGCTTCAATCCTTGTGTCGAACAACAGCTTGAAGATGCAGAACTTTGCTGCTTGGTAGAAACGTTTCCCGCGAAGCACGACGATTTTGAAGACTATTTGAGAACCCTAAAGATCGCATATTTGTACGGGAAGACTATCACCCTCTCTAACACTCATTGGCCCGAAACTAATGCCAAGATGCTTAAGAACCGACGCATCGGCCTATCACAGTCGGGAGTTGTCCAGGCTTTCAATAAGTTTGGCCGTCGAGAAATGTATGAATGGTGTGACAAGGGCTATCTTTATATTCAATCGTTGGATGAAGAATATTCTAATTGGTTGTGCATCCCCAAGTCGGTACGCACTACCTCAATTAAACCTTCCGGCACTGTTTCGCTCCTCAATGGCTCAACTCCGGGCATTCATTTTCCGGAGAACGAGTATTACATTCGTAGAATTAGATTTGGGAAAGGTTCGAATTTACTTGACACTTTAAGGAAAGCAGGCTATAATATTGAGGATGATGAATACTCCCCCAACACTGTGTGTGTGGAGTTCCCAGTCCATGAACCATATTTCCAGAAAGGAAAGAAGGATGTTTCTATTTGGGAGCAGCTAGAGATCGCCGCGCAGTATCAACATTATTGGGCCGACAATTCTGTGTCGGTTACCGTCACCTTCACCCCCGAAGAGGCACACCAGCTTAAAGACGCTTTAGAGATGTATGAAACAAGGCTAAAGGCAGTTTCCTTTTTGAAGTATGAAGAGACAGGGTATGTCCAAGCGCCTTACGAGCCAATTACTCAAGAACGCTATGAAGAACTGATGAAAAATATAACAAATATTCATAGATTTGATGTAGATGTCCAGGGCAGTGGGACCAAATTTTGTGATGGGGAATCATGCGCAATTTTTTAGGAGAACACAATGGAATTTAAGCCCGTAAACAGATATATTCATATAAACCTTAGACCCCACAACGCCCCCGAAAGGGCGTCAGGAATCGTACTTCCGCAAGATTATACACCCG